CTCTATCCCTAGCCATTTGTTCCCATTCCGAGACTCTGGAACGTCTATACGCGTAGCTGTATGTAACCATGATGTGTGTTATAACGACATCGTTAAAATGAATATGTCTCTGAAGATGATGTCTTTGCTCCTGATTATCTTTTTCCATTTCTTACATATGAATTTTTTCTTTATCTAAAAATGTCTTTATTTTTGGAACTTGATTCAACATTTAGAAACAGACAATTGTGGCCACTACCAGGTGAATTTGAAGTACTATTATCTCAAACTGGGCGAAACACGCAAGACAACATGATAGATCCTACATGTGTTACACTCCCAACAAATGTTTGGACTGGTTCGTATTTCAACGTCAATAATCTTGGTGGTTCTGGAATACAAGGAACAGTCGTTGGTAGTTGTTGTGCGCCAATTATTACACTGGCACCAGTTGGAGCAGCAGTGTTTGAAGTTCGAGAAGATTATTATAAAAGGGCAGTTGTACAAAACATGACCCAACCTACTCAGGTCTCAACGGTGACTCAGTCAAAGAGCCTCGGAGGTGGGAAGATGCAGATCATGATAAGCAGTCAACGTTTTCTTTTCAATACCGGAGACACTTTTGTGATCACCGATTCTACGGATTTTGCGGACCCCAATAACTCGTATCTTTTCACTCCTTGTTCTACCAATTCGTGTGTTAATCAAGTCTTGTACAATGAAACAGTCAATCAGTCTCGACCCATCTCGTACGATAATGGTACAGGATTGTTACAAATAAATGGATCCACCACTGGATGGACCAAGACAGACAATTTTTCATTGAGACCTGCTCCTCCAAACTATGTGTGTACATCTGGTGTTGGTTCAACGACGAACCAGATTGTATTAACAGGAACTGCAGCGGCATCCAGTACGAATTTTCAAAACTGGTTTATACGAATTCCTAAGAATTTATATGGAAACACTGAAAGTTTGCCACAAGGATTGTCCAGACGAATTGTTAACTATGATAATGTTACAAAAACGATTACTGTTAATCCCCCACTTCCAGCTTCACCAGTAGGATTGCAAGTTCAGTTGATGCAAGCCGGATACGACAATGCGGTTCCTTTTAACACGAGAATTACAGTGTCTGGAGAAATCCCTACATACACAGTTCGTCTTGTGAGTCTGACCATTCCAAACATCGAGTTGGCAGTCGGATCTGGAGGGAAACCAGCTTTCTCAAATTTCTTCTACGTTGAATTGTCAAATCCAGATGTGCCACAAGCACAGTTTTATAACATATTCTCAAACAACCCCTATTCCACACGTGCTCTCTTTCGCGTAACAGTAAAGGATATAGAAAATCCAAACATTATTAAATTTGTACCTTTAGAAGGTGATATGGCACAAACAATCCGCATCCGCCTTGATTCAAACATGAGAATGCGCGTTTCTATCCCAAGCACTGGACAAACTTTTAGAACTATTATATCTGACACCCAATCACCAGACACTCCAAACCCAGCAATTCAAATATGTGGTCTCTTTGAGTTTATACCAATTTAAAATAAAATGTTCAAGATTTATGACAATTGTGTCATAAATTACAACTTTGTTGGTTACGTGATTCCGAGTTAGAGAAATGTGTGGGGTGTAAAAATGTCTGAAAACGAGAAGAATATCGCGGAAGAATACTTCTATGTGAAATCTGACGCAGACCATTATGATCTCGCTGATGAATTTGGTGGAGTGTACTTAAAATCCGAAAAACTTTGGAGATTTAAAAAAAATCAGGAACAAGAAGTTACCGAGTTTCTTCGATGCTCTTCAAGTGAGAGTGATGAAGCTTACAACGATGCAGAAATTAAAGACGGCGACCCGACCCTTCAGGCCGCCCGCGAAGCGGGTACTAAGGCCGCCCGCGAAGCGGGTACTACCAAGAAAAAATTGAGAAACAGACTTCATAGAGCTAACTCATTTAATGCATCCGACGAATCAAACAGTAGTTGTGACAGTTTTGACGACTCTTATCGCCGACATCGAAAGCCTAAAGCTTCAATCACAAAAGAACGCAATCGTATAAATGCGTTAAAAGAAAAGAATGAAAAGTAGTTTGAAAAACCGAAAACGTTTATTTACATACGTGTCATGAAAATCAAAATCAAAATTTAAACATTTAAAATAACATTTTCAACATTAACATCTATAGGTTTCAAGATTGAAACATCCTTGTCCATGATTGAATTTACTTTATGTCGCGAAGCGGTAGGGTTAAACAATATTCCAACAAATTTCGTATATTCGTCTATATCGTCGGGTCCAGAAGTAAGTGAACTTCCATTAAAAATTCGTGAAGGGATTAGGACTTCAAACACTTTTTCAATCGATTTTTTATTTTTAAACAAAACATAAGATGGTTTGTAACCTTCTACTTCTTCATAAAATAAGTCTAGATTACCTTCACAACTGTTGTCATACATTTCTTTCAAGTCTACATTTTCATCATACATTAATATTGAATTATTCTCACAATCATCCTCACAATTAAAAATTAAAATTTTATATGGGATATTACAGTTTAATAAAAACTTGTTTATGTTAAGGTTGCAAAAAGGCCAAAAAGTAAGTAAAACATTTTGATGGTTCTCTATAACTTTAATAATAGAATCAATGATCAATTCACCGTACGTTAATATGGTATCAGGATTCATTGTAGCATTATTTTTAGGCTTACTTGTATATTTAAGAATATCAATTAACGGGTTGTCAACTAGTTCTAATGGTCCTATTAAATAGTAAACTTGATCAACATCGATTTGAAATTCGACTTCCATTTCTGAACCATAAGAACATAAAACTGTTGGGATGTCACTTTTTGACTTTATTACACGCAAGTTATAGTCGTTGTCAGTTGTCGAAATATATATCTGGCCGAGGATAACTAGATATTTTGGGTCTTTATCCACAATACTTAAACAACCAAAGTTATTTTTTAAAATATTGTTATACTGTAATAATTCCATGTTTATTTATATTATAATCAATATAGAAGAGGATTTTCAACTTTTTTAAGAAATATCGAAAAATTTTACGACACTTGTCGTAAAATAAATAAAAAATTCTCCGTTGACTTACTTTTGACATTCTTTATAAAATTGGAGAGCTTTTGGACTTGCTTTAAAAGATTTCACAGTTGCATTTAAGAGTTGCAGATTTTTAACATCTTTAACACGCGATAACGCAACATATGCTTGCCCATACTCAAACACCCTGAGCAAGTCAATAATTGCACTGTCAAGGGTCATCCCTTGACTTTTATGTGATGTCACAGCATACGCGAGTTTCAAAGGAATTTGATATATTGTAGCAATCAACGTCATTTTTCCATTTATGTATTCAGTTACTTCATATCCATGATATGACACAACTAGTTCTATACCGTTTCTAAATCTAACGACTGGATCATCTTTCTGAAATCTTGTTACTACTCCTCTACTGCCATTCACTATATTTGTTTCGGGTATGTTGACTAGATGTAGAACTTGTGCGCCAACAGCTAGCTCGAGTTTTGGTTGAGCGTTACATAATCTTCCAATATCTGCAAATAAATCTCTGTGTGTCGACTGGTTATAGATCTTCGTATAACAGATATCCATTTCATATTCCAATATTTGAGAATTGAGTTTTAATAATTCATATGAGTTTATAACACCCACATCATCATTACAACATAATATTTTGGTTGGTTGTATCTCATCATCGTTAGCTTCATACCCATTTACGATATACTTCAATTGCTCTTCTGTTAATTTTCCGATTCTTGCACTGTTAAGACATGTTTGAAATATTTCATCGGACTGTCTTAGAATTTTTGTGAGTTCGAAGATTTTAAACTCACACTCCCGCCAAGCTTCAGACAAAAAACAAAATTCTCCATTAATAACAGGTAGTTGAAGAAAATCACCACATAACAACAACCGAATACCACCGAATGGGTTGTCGTTTCTTCGGATATTTTTACCAATATAATTTAATTTATCGAAGAGATCTTCAGATAACATACTTACTTCATCAATGATCAACACATCAATGTCTCGCCAGTTCTGTGCTCGTTTTGATCTCAACACCTTTTTTAGTAGTTCCTCCTTCGGTTCTTTTCCAAGTCCAATACCAGAAAACGAATGCAGTGTTCTTCCGTTAATCAACACTGCCGCTGTTCCGGTTAATGCTGTTACTCCTATATTCGCATCTAAATTTGTCATAACATATTGGATTAGCGTTGTTTTACCTGTTCCTCCGGGTCCTGTAATAAATACATTAAGACCGTCCTGAATGGCCAAATATATAAGTTTCTGTTCATCTGTGAGCTCAATTTTGTATGACATTTATTTATACTATAATGTATGTACATTCATAATTTCAACTTTTGAAAAAAATAATTAATTATGTTATAATTGTTTTGTAAAATGTATTTGATTGCACACGAAACATCTCCTTCTAATCTTTTACAGATTTTAAAATCTGGAGTATTATTTAAGGGATCAGAAGTTCAAAAAAGAAACATATCTTTTGGACAAGGATCGGCTAAAAGGCGTCTCACTGAAGATCCGGAAGTGTCATTAACGGATAAAAACTTTGGTGATAAATTCGATGAAGTAGACGGTGTATATTTTCGCATATTTAAAGTGACAGATAAAATACAAACATGTTTTGGCGAATGCCTAATGGTTTTCGATAAGGATATATTAACAAGTGCAAGGTTTGTTATAAATACCGAAGAGAATTTTGGATTTCAACTTGCTCCTAACGGCCAGGAAGGGGAGAGCCAATTTTCTGGGGAAATCGGTATGACCATTACAGAGATTGAAGATCTTCCAAGATTAGAGCATTATCATTTTAATCCACATTCATCTGAATTGTTAATTCGCGACAACGTAAATATCAAACCATACATCAAAACAGTGTTTGTAAAAAAACAGAATCAAACCGAAGAGTTAATTGATGTCTGTCGTCAACTAAAAATCCAAATTTTTACTTTGTAGTAAATTAATATTTTTTTAAACAAAAATGGATTTACTTCACCCAATCGCATATTTAGAACGTATTGATTTCACTGAGAACGGAAGTCTTGCGGGTCCCGCTGGAAACAAACCAGTCTTTATAATGATACAAGGATCATACTGCGGCGCATGCACATCTGCAAAACCGGTATTTCAACAACTTGCAAACGAAGGTCTTATATCATGTATGACAATCCAGGTTGACGGAGAACGAGAAGGAGAAAAAGAGCTGCAGGCTGTTTTGAACAATATTTATCCAAATCTATCTACAATCCCAAATTACATTTTATATGTAGATAAAAATCGGAAAATCCCATACACTGGGCGATCAAACGATATCAACGAAATGAGACAATTTATCAAAGGTCACATCTAATAATTTTTTATTTTATGACATATGTCATAAAACATAGGGACGATGACTATCAATCAAAAATCGCGTAAGTGTGTTATGCTGTATCACTTTTAAAAAAATGAAAATAATAAGTTTTGATATTGGTGAAAAAAATTTTGCTTATTGTATCGGAACAATTATTGATGTGGCGTCAGTTGACATTGTTCAGGTACACCATTATGACTTAATTAAAAAAAAACGTCAGACAATTGTAGATTCTTGTGAATTAATTTCTTCAATACTTTTGAATGATACTGAGATAAAAACATGTGACACCGTTCTTATTGAACAACAAATGCGTGGAAATTTACGTGCACAGAGGATATCCCAACATGTTTGGACTTTCTTTCACACTATAAAGGAACTTACAAAAAAAGATATTAGAATTGTTTTTGTTCCTGCTCATCTAAAGACTCAGAAATTTATTGGAGCAAATACTCTTAATCCAAAACAAAGAAAAACTTGGTCTATTCAACAAGTGATAGGTGAGAATTCAGTTCTGTTTGGACATGATGAAATAAAAAGCAAGATTCGTGATTTGAATAAAAAAGACGATGTGTGCGACACAATTTTACAACTTCTTGCATATTTTAAAATGCCTTGTGACTCGTTACCGCGTTGTGACTCGTTACCGCGTTCGGCGGCGGATAGCGAGGTTGTAAATAACGATCATCTTTGACCTAACGCTTCGGGAAAGATTTTATGAGAAACCTCATAAAATATTCGTAATCGAAATTATTCTATTTTTACAATCGATATTATGGCGTCTCCTTCTTCGATTTGGATTGGATCTAAATTTACACCTACAGCTTGGTCTAATCTTACTTCAATGGTTGTGGGTACGAGTCCATTAAATGTAGCTACTACAAATCCAACCGGACCCCCAGCTGTGGCTCCAGGTGTGTAAGAATACCATGACGGTGATCCAAATCCTGCATTTATCGTCACGTTATGGAGTTTGAACGAAATAGGGCTTGAGAACGTTGCTGATTTGAATATTCTAGTAAAAAATGCCTCAATTTGATATCTACCTGGGGCTAGAACAAACGTACTGAACGTAGGATGGGTAATATCAGTTCCACCAAGAAATAGTGTGTTTGGGTAATCAACAGGCGTGCCAGTAGAATTAAACACTTGGGTAGTCAAACTTACAGCATTAATTTGCGAGTTTATTATAAATCCTGTTGGGCCTGTTTCCCCTGTTGGGCCTGTTGAACCGGTAGGCCCGGTAGGTCCTGTTACGATTGTACCGATTGGTCCTGTTAATCCGGGACCTGTAGAACCGGTATCTCCCGTGTACCCCGTAGCGCCCGTAATTCCTGGACCTGTTGGGCCTGTTGGGCCTGTCGGTCCTGTTGGGCCTGTTTCACCTGTTGGGCCTGTAGGTCCTGTTGGGCCTGTTTCACCTGTTGGGCCTGTTGGGCCTGTCGGGCCTGTTGGGCCTGTTTCACCTGTCGGTCCTGTGTAACCTGTTGGTCCTGTGTAACCTGTGTAACCTGTCGGTCCTGTGTAACCTGTCGGTCCTGTGTAACCTGTTGGTCCTATAGGACCTATAGGACCTATAGGACCTATAGGACCTATAGGTCCTAGACCTGTTGGACCTGTGTAACCTGTAGGGCCTGTGTCACCTGTAGGGCCTGTAGGGCCTGTAGGGCCTGTTGGACCTGTCGGTCCTGTTGGGCCTGTAGGGGTGTAACCGGTGGGTCCTGTGTAACCTGTGTAACCTGTTGGACCTGTTGAACCTGTAGTGCCTGTCGGTCCTGTTGGGCCTGTTGGGCCTGTTTCACCTGTTGGGCCCGTAGGGCCTGTTAGGCCTGTGTAACCTGTAGGTCCTGTAGGTCCTGTTGGGCCTGTTTCGCCTGTTGGACCCGTAGGTCCCGTAGGGCCTGTCGGGCCTGTTGGACCTGTTTCACCTGTTGGACCCGTAGGTCCTGTTGGGCCTGTAGGTCCTGTGTAACCTGTAGGTCCTGTTGGACCCGTTGGACCTGTCGTACCACCAACCACAGGTTTATATTTGAATTGATTTAAATTACTATCAAAAACTAACGAGTCTCCTTCTTGCGGGAACCCAGATTCAATAGGCGTCTTATTTATTAACAAAGACTGCTGAGGAATAAGACTTCGATTTGTAAAGTTCAGATTACTCATTTTTTATTCTCTATATTATTTTCACAATTGAAAGGTCTGCGTCAAATTGAGATACTTGTATAGTGTTTGAAGGACCAATGTTTTCTGCTTCAAATAATATTACTTGTATTGTAGTTACAGAGCTAATAGTTAGAATGTCTGAAGCAAGACCGGCTGGTCCTCCAACAAGAATAGTTGGAGGAAACGCGAAAAATGATGGGGTTCCTATAATTTGTGAATCCGACACATTTCGAATTGCAAAAGATACAAAAAATGGATCTGTAGCAGCAGTCTTTGTAATCTTTGAAAACCATGCTTCTATGTTATATGTCCCTGGTTGTAAACGAAAGGTTGAATTATTGAGTTGTTCAATCGCGGTACCTGTGGAAAACCTGACAACACCAAAATTCACTGGTGTGTTCACAGCAGTGAAGGTTTGAGTATTCTTGATATTTCTAAATTGAGGATATATACCTGTTGGGCCTGTTTCCCCTGTTGGGCCTGTTGGGCCTGTAGGTCCTGTAGGTCCTGTTGGGCCTGTAGGTCCTGTTGGGCCTGTAGGTCCTGTTGGGCCTGTAGGTCCTGTTGGGCCCGTAGGGCCTGTCGGACCCGTAGGGCCTGTTGGGCCTGTTTCCCCTGTTGGGCCTGTTGGACCTGTTGGGCCTGTTGGGCCTGTTGGGCCTGTTGGGCCTATTGGGCCATTCATCCCTTGTGGCCCTGTAAGAGCCGGAGAACCTGTAGCATATTCAAATATATTCTTCCCACTATTAAACACTAGTAATTCGTTGTTAGTTGGTGACCCTGACTGCAGAGAAACGTTATTGATTAAAAAGGCATTTTGCGGATAATTACTCATATTTTTAAATCATTTAGAAAATACTAGATCGGTTTTTGACGTTCTTTGAGATCCGCCAGGTCGCTTTCTCTAGATTTTTGCATTTCTAATGCCATAGATGTTATATCTCTTTTCCGGGGAGGGCTATTACTATGGATATTACTATCATTAGTCTCAATTGTTGGTTCATTTACAGGATCATCGACCAAACTTGGTGAAGAGTCGAAAGTTATCTTTGTTTTGCCACCATTTTTAATATTTTCTGAAGTAACTGGTGATTCTACTCTCAATGTAGACAAAATCTGCGTGATCCAAGAATAAATATATTGATTTTCGAGTTTTTGTCTTTCTCCGTTGTAATACTCAATTAAAAGTGTGGGTACAAAATGAATTTGATGTTTGATACAATATGACTTGGCTTCGTCGCTATCAACATTGAACATTGTTAATCCAATCATCGTTGGTAAATCCAACGGGAGATTCTTTATATGTTCGACAAGATCTATTGATGCTTGTGAGAAGTTTGAATACACTAAAACGCAAAGTTTTCTGTCCATTTTTTTTGTAATCTTAAAGGTTATAAGTTAAAAATGAATTACAACGTACACAATGAAGATGGAGACGAAGCATTACATAACGCATTATCCCATGCTCCGTTTGATAAAGATGTGTAATCGAAACGTACAGGTCTTCCACCGTTGAAAGCTTTACCGCATGCCATTTGAGCTAGATCTGAATTTGTTACTCCCTGGCACAATGCTTGCATGTATGGATCTGAAGTGAACATATATGGTCCTCCTGCACATCTTTTAGAAACACACGGTGAAAACAATTGTGTGTTATATCCTCCTCCAAGTTTAGCATATGCTGAATGAGAGCGGCGGTCAGATCTTAATTCATCTCGAGATATTGAACCAAACTCTTCTTTCTGATACATCCAAATATATCCAAAAATAACAATAAGTAAGATGATAAATATCAACATTCCGTTTTGTTCCATTTTTCTAAAGAAATGACTTTATTTTTAATGGTTCTGTGATTTCCTACCGCTTCGCGGCACGGCGCTAAGGAAAAAATATAGGAAAAATATAGGAAAAATATTCAGAGTGTAAAAGAGAATGCCAACTTATTTAAATCGTGGTGAGTATATGCAGATGAGTAATTTAATTCCTAACAACGCACCCTTCGGGCCGCCCGCTTCGCGGGTCGGTAACGAGTCACAACGCGGTAACGAGTCACAAGGATTTAGCAGCTTCGGCAATGACCAAATGTCATGTTTGCAAATTTTGAATCACATCCAAAACTGTCCAATATGTCATCATGTTTTCTCTCCTCACAAGGATGTTACGAAGAAAATGTATGGAAGTGTTGGAAACAATATTTTTCCAACAAATACTGATATGTTGAAAATCGAAGTGTCTCCCATAGCACTTTTCACAATTGTGTCATTAATTATTATTCTAATCTTATTATTGATCAGTAGAAAATAATAGTTTTGATTTAGAACATCTATAATGAGATAAAATGAATAATATTGAAACTTCTCATTATACAACACTTGTGCTTTCTGGGAACGCGACAAACGCTATAGTTACGCTGGGTGCACTTCAGTTCTTATATGATAACAATCTGTTAAGTAGTATACAAAAATATATAGGTACTTCATCTGGAGCAATTCTATCATTGTTGTTAATCATTGGGTATACTCCTTTAGAAATTAAAACATTTCTATGTACTGAAAAACCTCTACGAAGTTTATCCCAAATGGTCAACATTTCCAATTTACTTTTACTTGGAAAACCTGTAACATGCTTTGAACCAATCAAGAATTCAATTGAAACTCTGATCTTAGACAAACTTGGAGATATCCCTACGATGAGGACGTTACAAGATAAATTCCACAAAAATCTTATTGTAACAACGTATAATTTGTCTGACAATCGAAGAGAATACATATCTTCAGAATCACACCCTAATCTTTCAGTTCTACATGCCATAAGAATGAGCAGTTCGTATCCTTTAATGTTTGAACCATATAATTATGAACAAAAACTGTATCTCGATGGAGGGATCGTAGACAATTTTCCAATTGAATCTTTTCAAGAGCCTGGTGAGAAAAGACTGGGAATTATCACTATGAGCCGTATTAAAAAAATAGAAGGAACTTCAAACAATCTTGACTTCTTTTGGAATCTCTTCCAAGTGTTTATTCAAACAATCACAAATGATAAAATTGATAGAGCTACGAATTGTGATGTGATTAAGTTAAATATTGACTCTTTGTTTTTTAATTTTGAAACGACGAATACAGAGATTATTGAAATATTTGATACTGGTTACGATGAATGTAAAAAGATTTTCAAAGAAAAATTCTGTTGTTGACAAAATAGATTTAGAGACGAACACGTTATCAAAAAATGCCATTCAAAGAGCCCGAAGAAATTCAAATTAGAGAACTAAATATCGATTCAATACGTCCAAATCTGGATAGTATGAAGACAACATTGGGAGGTTCAAAAATAGCTATAATTGGGAAACCAGGATCTGGAAAGTCAGTGTTGATTAAAAATCTTTTGTATGCTAAAAAACATCTGTTTCCAATTGGAATGGTTGTTTCTGGATCCGAAGACAGTAATCATTTTTATTCTAGAATTTTTCCCGACCTTTTTATTTACGATAAATACAGAAAAGATGTAATTGAGAATTTTATCGATCGACAGAAAGTTGCAATGAGATATTTGCCAAATGCATGGGCTGTTCTCGTGATGGATGACTGCATGGATGATGTCAAGATATTCAATGATCCATTGTGGGTAGGTTTATTCAAGAACTCTAGGCATTGGAACATGTTATCAATTTTTGCAAATCAATATGTTTTTGATTTCAAACCAGTTATTCGAACAAATATTGATGGAGTATTTATTTTCAGAGAACCTAATCATGCAAATCGAGAGAAAATATGGACAAATTTTGCCAGTATTATTCCCAAACCTGTTTTTTATAAAATGATGGACGATCTCACAACAGATTTTACATGTATTTACATAAACAATCAAGAACAAAGTAATACTTGGACAGACTGTGTGTTTTATTTCAAAGCACAACAAGTCCCAGATTTCCAGTTTGGGTCTGAAGATTATATTAATTTTGCGAGAACTAGACAGATAGACGAAGAATAAAAAATCGTTTTGAAAATAATTTATTTAAAAAATCTAAAAAAAATAATTGCAAAAGTTTTA